AAACACAATGCCATTGGCCGGGATCTGGCCTCGTTTCAGTTCCTTGGCGCGGCGCTCCATAAGCCTGACATGATCGGGCGCGTCGCCTTTCATGTCGAAGGCGAGGCCAAGAGTCAGGTTGAAGAACGCCTTGAGCTTCTGGGGGTCGCCATTGCAACCGATAAACCGCTCGGCGATCTTCTCCCATGGCACGAACGGAGAAGTCAGTGCGTCGAAATGGTAGGACGGATATGCGCCGGGGCGCGAAGCCTCGGGAGACCATTTCCCCTTGCGATACAGCGATACCTTTTCGTGGCTCTGGATAATCGTGCCGCAGCATGGTGTCGCGTAATATGGGTCGTAAGGAAACTCGTCATTGAACCGGAAATATTTCCGGTCGAACACGAATTTGAAATGCGATCCGCAGCCAGGGCACGGCATATTCCAGTAGCGCTGATCGCCAGCCATGAATTTGTCGTCGATCTTCGACGACCCTTTCACGGTCGGGGTAGACACGTATGTCCGCAGCCAGTCGCCGGAGGTGAGGAACGATTCCTGACGCGCCTCGATCATGGCGAAAGGATCGCCCTGTCCGTCAAGATCGTCAGGGTATTCGTCGATCTCGTCGAGGAATGCCTTGCGGATCGTCGAGGAGCGAAGATCCGCAGCAGAATTCGCAATGGCAAGTTTCAGCGACCCGCCCGGAAACCGCTTCGCCAGGGCCGTCGAACCTTCGCCGGACCGACTCGTCTGGTCACGAACCAGTTTCTTCAGGCCGGCCGTTTGCTGCAGCATTACTGACAGCTTCTCGCGGTTGAATTCCGCGAGCGCGTTGGTGGTCGGCTGGACGATCATCATGCGGCAAGGATCTTGCGCAATCGAATAGGCCGCCGAACAAAGCATGAGGGTCGTGAAACCCGTCTGCGCCGATTTCCGAACCGCGATTTCGTTGTGGCCGCTTTCGACCATCGTCATCAGCAACGGTTCGCGGATGTGCGGCGTCAGGCTGTCATCCCAGGTATCAAGCGCGCGCGGACCATCAGGGACAACAATAGTGCGGGCATACTCGACTGCATCCAGTCGTTCGGGCGGCATGATCGCAGCCGCCAGTGTCGCCGCGATAACCGCGAGCGCAGAACGCTTCAAGGATATTTGCATTACTCGTCGCCGTCGAAATGGATGTTGATATTGATGCCGTCTGCTTCGGCCTTCGCCGCTTCCCCCGAAAGGGCCAGGAGGTGTTCAGCAACCAGCTTCCGGAGATCTGCGACCTTGCCACGCATCACGCGACGAAAGTGTGGTTCACCCTTCCGGCTTGCTTCCATCAGGTCATCAACCCATTGCATCGGCGTGCCGAGATCTCGAAGCACCTGGTCGCAGATCTTGATCAGAGCGCCCTCAATGCCGTGGTCACCCTTAAGGGGGATAACCAGACCACTGCGCTCGGCGAAATCGAGTGCTTTCAGGCGGGCCTCGTATTTTGCCCTCTCGGTCTGCGCATCCCGCAGTCCGGAGTTTTCGCCAGACGTTTCGTCGCGCTTTGTCTGTGCGCCGATCTCTTTCGAGGCATCGCCGACCGTTCCGACGGCACGGTCATATGCCGCCAATTCGACCAGACGGGACCGCCCCTCTTTTCGGGTCGAAATCCGCCCCTCATTCTCTAGCCGGTTCACCTTCTCGGCAGCCGTCTGCTTGCTCACCCCCTTACGACGGGCAAGTTCAGCCACGGTAATCCAGAGGCCGCCGTCCACCGGGAGGCTATGCTGTGCATCTGTTGCCATTGGAGTCAGGTCGTCAGCTTTCGAGTCAGGTGAGTCAGGTCAGTTTTTTGCGCGCCGTAACTAGCGAACTTTCGGGGTCGTCCCGGCCCGCATGGGGAGGGGATCGAGGGAGGACCCAAGAGGGGGTGGGGGTCGACCGGAGAGGGTCGAAGGTCGAAGCGGCGATGGCGACCGATGGCCCGCTAAGCTTTGCCCATACCTACAATGCAAAAAGGCGACCGTCTGGCCGCCCTGTCATTCATCGTCGCATAGCTGTAGCACCGGCCCTGAGTCGGTGTCTCGGTTTGGAGACTGTCAGGACTGGGGGCGGGCGTGAAACGTAATCGCCACTAAGAACCGCATCGACCGTGGGCAGATTTGTACTCACACTTTCTCAAGCATTGCAAGGGGCATGTTGAACACGGTCGGCTTTCCGAAGATGACGATGGTGACGACAGCGTCGCCGTGCCCGCCCTCCCCGAAAGCATCAACCGACACTTCAAAACCAGTGAATGGGCCACTGATGATCCTGACCTTGTCGCCCTTCTTGATCGCGTCTGATCGGCGCGCATAATCGTACGCGCCATCTGCGGCCAATTCCTTGAACTCATTGATCGTTTCGACGCTAACCTTGACCGGCCTCTCCCCGCCCATGACGATGTTTTTCACGCCGTCGAATGAAAGAATACCGCGGAGGGCATGGTTGTCGGGAACACAAAAAACGAACAGTATCCCGTTGAACACCGGTAGGCGTGACGGCGGCAGGCGCCTTCCGTGGCGCTTTCTTTCCGGCCCCATCCGCATGATCACACATGCCTCAATACCAGCTTCGATCATGGCATTTTCAACAGCCTTTTCCCGCCCATACTCGACGCGCGCTATCACCCAAGCCGAATCAGACACGGTATGCGCCCTTTGTTTCGATGCCGATTCGCGCTCATGGGCGACCCTTGCCGCCTCCTGAGCGATCTTGTCCAGCTTCATAAGCCCTTTGAGGGACACGCCGGAAATGCCTTCAAACTTATGCTGCATCATCGTTCCGTCCCTCGTTCAGTCTGTGTTTGAAGTTTTCGATTGCGACGAACACCGCCTCGTCAAGGTCGGCAACCTCGGCAGGCAATGGTGGGAACTGGGCGAACTCCAACACCTCGGGAGCAACTGGCCACGGCCAGCAGCGCTCCGCATAAGCCCGCTTCCACGCCTCCCAAACCTCGCCGCCAACAGCGACCTTCTCGAAATCCTTACTGATCTCGATGATCCGGTTCATCACCGTGAAGCGCCTGCGCTCTATGAGCTGCACGGCCTCCGGCCAACCCTGCTT